TCCCGAGGGGATGGGGTGCTGCCGAAGGGATCGCTGTGGTTCGCGCTGTTCTTGCTCGCCCTGATGTTGGCGAACTGCTGGGGCCGGTGACCGCTGCCCTGCCACACTGGTGGCTACGCGCCGGGACCGCCCGGCACCCCCGGGCCCCGCCACGCAACCCCCCGACGTGGCGGGGCCTTCGTATACCCAGGCGAGAAACCTCCGGTCACAGCACCGTCACAACGACCACCCCTCGCGCTCACACCTGACAGCCTGTCCGAACTAGCAACAACCGCACCGAGGGGGACACCGTGGCGCAAAGGCGCACTAACAATCAGGAGAACAGCAAGACAGGCATGGGCTGCGCCGCCGTCGCCGTATTCATCCTCATAGGCGGCTGCGCCCAGATGATCGGCATCGGCGACGGCGACGAGCAGAAAACAACAGACTGCGCCATGGCCCCAGCAGCGCACGCCGGCCTACCGGGGCTGATTGGCGGCGGGAACGGCGGCGGAGGTCGCGGAGGCTTCACCAACGGCGGCGGAGACTCGAGCAGCAGCACGGGCGGCTCATCGAGCAGCGGCGACGCCGGCCTCGATACCGACGTGCCGGACTACGACCCGGACATGGACCCGGCGGATGTAACCCCTGAGATGCAGGATCAGGCCGAGATCAAGCACGGCGAGACGCGCACGGTCGGCACCGAGCTGATCTGGTTCGACAAGCGCACCGGCGAGCCATTCCCGTGGCACAAGAAGGCTTACAAGAAGGCCAAGCGGGAGGCCGACGCAGTGGATAAGGCGGCGAAAGCATCGGAAGAGGAATGCTGACCGCGCGCCTGTAGTTGCGCTCCGCTGGATCATGCCCCACCATGGGCGCAGATCTGGCATGCCCAGAAGTAGACAGCTCACGAGGCCCGGCCGCACACCACACAGCGGCCGGGCCTTCGCGCGCCCGGGAGGAGCTGCTGCTTGTGCCTCCGCCAAAGTTCAGCAAGGGCGGCCGCGTCACGCCCGAGGAACGCGCCGAGATCATGCGTCTCCACGGGCTCGGCAAGGGCCGCAACGACATCGCCCGCCTCACCGGACGATCCCAGCGCACCGTGACCGTCGTCTGCCACGCAGAGGGCCTCACCTTCGACCGGTCGGCCACAGCCGCAGCAACGGAGGCCAGAAAAATGGATGCCAAGGCCCGCCGCGCCGCCATCGTCGAGCAGCTCTACGACGTCGCTGAAGCCGAACTCGCCTACCTCCGCAGCAAGCAGCCGCACGAGCTCGTCGAGGTATCCGCCGGCAAGGCCGTCACCTACACGCCGAAGCGTCTGCCGGCGCAGGAGCGGCGGGCCCTGGTCCAGAGCATCAGTGCTGCGATGGCCACCGCGAACCGGCTGGAAGCGCTCGACTCGACCAGCGGCGTCGACGAGGGCATCAGCCTCCTCGGCCAGCTGGCCACCGGCCTCACCGCGGCGTACCAGGCAATGACCGAAGAAGGCGGCGACGAGGGGGCGGGTGATGCTCCGTGACGTCGACCTGCCGCTCTCCCGGGCGCAGATCAGGTCCATAGTCGAGTCGCAGGACACGCCCATCGCGCTGTGGTCGGGGGCGGTGTCCAGTGGCAAGACGATCGCGTCGCTGATCGCGTTCCTGCTGCGCCTGGCGGTCGCCCCGGACCATGGGCTGATCGTGATCGTGGGCCGAACGCTGCAGACGATCGAGCGGAACCTGATCGACCCGCTTCAGTCGCGGCATCTGTTCGGGCCACTCGCGAATCACGTACACCACACCAAGGGCGCCACGACGGCTGTGATCCTCGGCCGCACGGTGCACCTGATCGGCGCCTCCGATGCGCGCGCTGAGGGCCGCATCCGAGGCGCTACCATCGCTCTCGCCTATGTCGACGAGGCCACGCTGGTCCCGTACGACTTCTGGATGATGCTGCTGTCCCGGCTCCGTGTCGGCTCGCAGTCCCGGCTGCTGGCCACGACGAACCCGGACGGGCCCTTCCACTGGCTACGGAAAGAGTTCCTGCTCCGCGCGGACGCTGTGGGCCTCCGGAACTGGCACTTCACCCTCGACGACAACCCCAGCTTGGACCCTGGCTTCGTCGAGCGGTTGAAGGCGCAGTATGTGGGGCTGTGGTACCGCAGGTTCATCCTCGGCGAATGGTGCCTGGCCTCGGGCGCGGTGTACGACACATTCGACGACCACAAGCACGTCGTGGACATCCTCCCGGAGATGCAGCAGTGGATGGCCGTCGGCATCGACTACGGCACCACGAATCCGTTCGTCGGGCTGTTGATCGGGCACGGCGCTGACAACCGCCTGTACGTCGCGAGTGAGTACCGGCACGACTCGCGTACGGCGCTGCGGCAGATGACCGACGCGCAGTACAGCACCGCAGTCCAGAAGTGGCTCGCCGGGTACGAACACAAGGGCGCCCGGGGCGTACAGCCAAGCTGGCTGTTCGTCGATCCGTCGGCGACGTCGTTCATCACCCAGCTGTGGGCAGACGGGGTGCCCGGTATCGCGAAGGCCAACAACGACGTGCTGGACGGCATCCGCTCGGTGTCGATGGCGCTCGCGGCCGGTGTGCTGTCCGTGCACCGCTCGTGTGAGGGCCTGCTCGGGGAGTTGCCGTCGTATGCGTGGGATGAGAAGGCGGCGCTGGTGGGCGAGGACAAGCCGTTGAAGTCGAACGACCACAGCTGTGACGCGCTCCGGTATGCGCTGCATAGCTCGGTGCAGGAGTGGCGGCATCTGGTCCGCGCTGATCTGGAGGTGGCTGCCTGATGGCCTGGTGGTCATGGGTTCTCACCGCGGTCGGCGTGACCGGTCTGTACTTCGCTGGCCGCCGCCGAGCGCTCGGGTGGGCGATCGGCCTCGGCGCTCAAGTCCTGTGGATTGCGTACGCACTGGCGACCGAGCAGTACGGCTTTCTGGTGTCGGCGGGCGCCTACGGGTGGGTGTACGCGCGGAACTTCCGTGAGTGGACGAAGCGGGCTCCGAAGCCTGTGGAGGAGGTGCCCGCGGATGCCGCTCCCTGAGAAGAACACGGCGTGGCCGCCGATCCACCCTGCGATCCGCTGCGCCATGGAGGACTGGTCCGCCTGGTTCTCCGCAAACCCCGACCGCTTGGCGTACCGCTACCAGAACAGGCCCACCGACAACCGCCGCTACGGCCAGTACCCGCAGAACCGGCCCTCGCAGTACCGCGGCGGCATCGTCGGCACCGTCGCCCGCTGGTTCTGGGGCGAGCCCACCCCGCTCGGCGAGAAACGCGCCAACCTCCACATGCCGCTCGCCCGCGACATCGCCCGCACGAGCGCAGACCTGCTGTTCTCCGAGCCGCCCACCCTGAAGGTCGAGAACGAGGCCACCCAGGCCCGGCTCGAAGACCTCATGAACCTCGGCATGAAGCGCACCCTCCTCGCCCAAGGGGAGACTGGCGCGGCCCTCGGCGGCGCCTACCTGCGCATCGTGTGGGACGACGAGATCTCCGACCGGCCATGGATCAGCCTCGTGCACGCGGACGGGGCCGCACCCGAGTTCGCGCACGGCGACAAGCTGAAGGCCGTCACCTTCTGGACCGTCCTCGAAGCCGACGAGCAGCGCGTCGTACGCCACCTGGAGCGACACGAACCCGGCAAGATCCTGCACGGCGTGTACGAGGGCACCCACGACAACCTCGGCAAACAGGTCGACCTCGGCGCGTTCCGGCAGACCGAGAAGCTGCTCCCCGTCCGTGTCCTGCCGATCGGGAAGCGTCTCGCCTGCACCTACATCCCCAACAGCATGATCGCCCCCGACTGGCGCGACATCCCCGGCGCCGCCGGGCTCGGCGCCTCGGACTACCAGGGAGCGGAGACCTTCCTCTCCGCGATCGACGAGACGTACACGAGCTGGATGCGGGACGTGCGCCTGGCGAAGGCCCGCATCATCGTCCCGGCCGGCTACCTGCAGTCCAACGGGCCCGGGGCGGGCGCACTGTGGGAAGACCGCGAGGTGTACGCGGCGATGAACATCCCGCCCACAGCCGATCAAGGCCTGACCCTCAACCAGTTCGCTATCCGGAACGAGGAGCACCGGGCCACCATCGAGGAACTCGTGGGCAAGGTGATCCGCAACGCCGGGTACTCCGGCGGCACATTCGGCGACGACTCCGACGGCCCCGCGGTGACTGCGACGGAGATCAAGGCCCGCACCGCGCGCAGCATGAGCACACGGGCGCGGAAGACCGAGCTGGAAGCGGTCGGGATCGCGGACATCGTCGAGGCCCTGTTGATCCTCGAAGCGTCCGGCATGTTCCCTGGCGTCACCCGTGTGGAGCCGGAGCGGCCGGAGGTGCTGTTCCAGGACTCGGTGCAGGACGACATCAAGACGCTGGCCGAGACTGCGGAGTTGCTGCGCCGGGCGGAGGCCGCGTCGACGGAGACGCTCGTAGCGCTCACTCGGCCCGACCTCGACGAGGAGGACCAGCGCGAGGAGGTCGACCGGATCCTGAAGGAGACCGGCCGTCTGGTCGCCGACCCGGCGATGACCGGGGCTGAGGGTGAGGGGGTGCCGGATGCCGGTTTCCCCAGCGATGGCGGAGGATCTCGCGACTGAGGTGGCGCGGTTGTACGAGGACGCCGAGGGCGCGCTCCTTGAACGCCTCGCGAAAGCGCTGGAAGCCGACATCGAGTCACCGCGGTGGGCGGAGCTGAAGCTCGCCGCGATCGGCAACCTGCGGACCGCCGTCGAGACCGTGGCCGAGGCGCTGCAGCGGGACACCGACGGCGCCGTACGCCGCGCCCTCGTCGAGGCCTACAACCGAGGCCGGCAGGCGGCCGTGGCCGAGCTCGGGGCGCTGGATATCGGCCGGGAGTTCGTCGCCCGGGAGACGCTGCCGAACGCGCCGGCCGTGGACCGGCTGGCGGCGTCGCTCGCTACCGACACTCGGCCGGTGTACGTGCGGATCACGCGGGCCGTGGTGGACGCGTACCAGCGGATCGTGGCCCGGGTTTCGGGCGGGGTACTGCTCGGTGCGACGACACGACGGGAGGCGTCCCAGCGGGCGCTCAACCAGTTTGCGCAGCGCGGGATTACCGGGTTCGTCGACAAGTCCGGGCGCGCCTGGAACCTTGCAAGCTACGCCGAGATGGCGGTGCGGAGCGTGACAGCGCGCGCCGCGATCGAGGGGCACGTTGATGCCCTGCTGGAGCTGGGCCAACAGCTTGTCATCGTGTCGGACGCACCGCTCGAATGCCCACTGTGCGCGCGCTGGGAGGGTGAGGTACTGGCCATCAATGGCCAGTCAGGCCCGCATACCATCGTCACGGAGCACGCTGCCCCACCCGAACAGCCCCGCCGTGGATTGCTACGCCGTCGCGGCCCCGCACCAACGGTGGCCGTGCACGTCGCCGGATCGTTGGAGGAGGCGAGGCGGTTGGGGCTCTTTCACCCCAACTGCCGATTACCGACACTCCCTCAGCCTGTACCTACCGGGCGTGACCACCCGGCCACCAGACCATCCGACGCCGGGGACGACGTACGAGGACACGCAGCGGCAACGCGAGATCGAGCGGCACATCCGCCGCTGGAAACGCGTCCAGGCTGCCGCGATGAACGACGTGGCCCGCCGAAAGGCTGGGGCGAAGGTCCGCGCATGGCAGGCCGCCATGCGCGAACACGTGGCCGCGCACGAGCACCTGCGCCGCAAACCTCAGCGCGAGCAGGTCGGCTCCGCCCGCTGAAGAGACTTCGGCCTGCCTGGTGCGGGCCGAGCACCACCGATCCGCCAGGCGCGGATCACCTCTTGAAGGCCCGCCAGGCGCGGGCCGTCTTGCACATCCCCCGGGACCGCCAGGCGCGGCCCGACACCACGCTGCCCGCCAGGCGCGGGCAACCACGGCCCTTGGAGGGCGCATGCAGAGGAAGACCCTGCCCCGACTCGCTGGAGGCGGGTGGGCGCACCCGTACGCGATCACCCCTTTCTCCCCGTTCCTGTACGCGGACGGAGGGGACGACGCAGGCTCCGGATCCGGCAGCAGCGACACCGGCGGAACCGGTGACAGCGGTTCGGGAGACGGCGGCGGTTCCGATGGCGGAGGAGGCTCCGGCAGCGGCGATAGTGCACGCTCGGGCAGCAGCTCCGGCACGGACACCAGCAAGGGCAAGGACAGCGACGACTCCACAGCCACCATCAAGCGGCTGGAGAAGGAACTCGCCGACGCCCGCCGCGACGCAGGCAAGGCCCGCACCGCGGCGAAGCAGCAGGCCGCCGACGACGCCGTCAAGGCGCTCACGCAGCAGCTCGGCAAGGCGCTCGGCTTCGTCAAGGACGACACCCCGCCCGACCCGGCGAAGCTCGCCGAGGCCATCGCGCAGAAGGACACCACGATCGCCGAGCGGGACTCGGCGCTCCGCGCGAAGGACGTCGAACTCGCCGTGTGGGCCCGAGCCGACAAGCTGTCCGCGAAGGCCGGCGCCCTGCTCGACTCCCGCAGCTTCCTCAAGGACATTGCCGAGCTGGACCCCTCCGAGAAGGGCTTTACGACCGCTATCGACAACGCGATCAAAGACGCGGTCAAGGACAACCCCGCATTCGCGGCCGCCCAACCTGCCGGGAAGTCCGGCGGCGATCTGTCCGGCGGCACCGGCGAAGGCAGTTCCAGCGGCGCGCGTCAGCGCCCCACATCACTTACCGCCGCCGTGCGCGGCGCCCTCAACACGTAACCTCAGGAGGATCCCGTGCCGGTCACCCTTGCACAGGCGCAGGTCAACACCCAAGCAGACGTCGACTATGCGGTCATCGACAACCTGCGCCGCTACTCGTGGCTGCTGGACCAGATCGCGTTCGACGACACCGTCACCCCCGGCACAGGTGGCTCGTCGCTGACGTACGGCTACACCCGGCTGACCGCGGCGCGCTCCGCGAGCTTCCGCGCAGTCAACACCGAGTACACGGCGGCGCAGGCCACCCGCCAGCGGTTCTCGGTCGAACTCAAGCCCCTCGGCGGTGCCTTCACGGTCGACCGCGTCCTGGCCCGTCTCGGGCAGGCACAGACCAACGAGATCACCTTCCAGATGCAGCAGCTCCTCACCTCGGTGCGGACCCGCTTCCAGGACGAGCTGATCAACGGCGACACTGCGGTCGACGCGGACGGCTTCGACGGCCTCGACAAGTCCCTTACGGGGCAGACGACCGAGTACCTGCCGGTCAACGAGGGCGTGTCCGTCGGATATCTGGACTGGACGCGGGGCACCATCGACACGCAGGCCGAGGCGATGCTCCAGCTGGACATCGTCGACGACTTCCTGTCGCGGATCGTCCCCTCCCACACCGGAGGCGGCGACCAGGGCACCCCGGGCGCGCTCCCGCCTGGGGTAAAGGCCATCCTGGGCAACACCAAGAGCATCACGCGTATGCGGGCGCTCGCGCGGTGGGCGGGCATCTACACCCAGACCCGGGACGACCTCGGCCGGCAGATCGAGATGTACGGGCCGTGGGTGCTCGCTGACCTTGGTGACAACGCGCTCGGCAGCGGGCCGATCATCCCGATCGAGACCCGTGACGCCGACGGCGGCGGTGGTGGCGGCAATATCACCAACCTGACCGACCTGTACGCGGCGTCGTTCGGCCTGGACGCGCTGCACGGGGCGTCGGTGGCGAACCAGCAGCTGGTGCAGACGTTCATGCCGGACTTCAACCAGCCGGGTGCGGTGAAGTCGGGCGAGATCGAGATGGGCCCGGTCGCTGCCGTGCTCAGGAACGTCAAGGCGTGTGGGGTCCTCCGCAACGTGAAGGTGGCCTAGACCAATGCGGTATGAGATCAAGGCCCCCGTACGGTCCTTCAGCGGAACGTCCGCCGGTGTCGCCTTCACGGATGGCACCGGCTCCGTCGAGGACACTGACAAGCCGGGCCGGGCGGCGCTGGAGTACTTCCGCCGCCACGGCTACCGCGTCACCCCCGTGCTGCCCGAGGCGCCTGAGGCGCAGGAAGGCCCGCAGGAGCCGGACGGCGGCGTGCCGGACGAGCCGTTCGACCCGGCCAGGCACGACGTCCCCGAGGTGCTCGCGTACCTCGACAGGCACGAAGACGAAGACACCCGGTCCGCCGAGTTCGACCGCGTCATCGCCGCCGAGCGCGGCGGCAAGAACCGCAAGACCATCCTCGCCCGCGCGGGCGCCAATGAGGGAGAACCCCAGTGACCGTTCACGGCCGGTACACCGGCATCCTCCGCGACGACCTCGCAGGCGTCATGGACGAGCAGGCGCAGGACTACCCCGGCGTCGACTTCTCCGACGGGCTGCACCGCTCCAACCTGCCCCGCCGTTCGATCGGCGCCGACACGGACCCGCTGACCACGCAGGTCATGCTCTCCGTGGCCCTGTACCTGCGTGAGGGCGACGTCGTCACCAACCTGTCCTTCAAATCCGGTGCCACCGCCGCGGACACCCCGACGAACTGGTGGTTCGCCCTATATGACCCGGACGGGGCGCTCCTCGCACAGACCGCGGACCAGACGACCACGGCGTGGGCAGCGAACACCGTCAAGACGCTGGCACTGTCCGCGGCGCAGACCATCGCAGCCACGGGCGTGCACTACGCCGGGATCATGGTGAAGGCCACCGACCTACCGTCGCTGCTCGGCAAGTCGGTTGGTATCGCGGGCGCGTCCGCGGCCTGGTTCACCGGTGAGTCGATCCTCGCGCAGACGTCCGGTAGCTCCCTGACGACGACGGCGCCAGCCACGATCGCGACACCTACGGCGGTCGCCAGCGTGCCTCGTGTCGTCGCCACCTGATCGGAGGGATGACTCATGGGTATGTCGAGTGCGCTGTCCATGGCAGCGACCATCACGCAGACGAAAGCGCTGGACCTGACGACGACCACGGATCCGCTGCAGTTCCGGCGGGCCGTGTCTCTCACCTCCGGCACCGCGGCGGGCCAGGCCGACAAGGTGTTCCACGACCGGCGCACGCTCGCGGCGTCGGGGTCGGAAGACCTCGACCTGGCCGGGGTGCTGCTGGACGCGTACGGGGCGGCGATCGCCTTCGCGCGGATCAAGGGCATCTTCATCAGTGCAGCAGCGGCGAACACGAACAACGTGGTCGTCGGGGCGGCCTCGGCGACGCAGTGGGCGACGCTGCTGAACGCGGCGGGCACGCTCACGCTGCGCCCCGGCGGCTCGTTCTGCGCGATCGCCGGAGCAGCGGACGGCACGGCGTGGGCGGTGACTGCGGGCACCGGGGACCTGCTGAAGGTCGCCAACTCGGCTGGGTCGACGTCCGTCGAGTACGACATCGTCATCGTCGGCGCGTCCGCGTAAGGGGGTGCCATGGCCCGGAACTACGCCACGCAGGCCGACTACGAGACGTACACCGGGCAGACGGCCCCTGCGGACATCGTCGCCAGGCTCGGCCGCGCCTCACGGTTCCTCGACTCCGCCGTGTTCCGGCTGTGCTGGTACGAGGTCGATGAGGACGGCTATCCGTCGAACGCGGTGGTCCGTCAGGCGTTCGCTGACGCGGCATGCGCTCAGGTGCAGTGGTGGGCGGAGACGGGCGACGAGCTGGGGGCGGCAGGCCAGTGGAGCAGCGTCAGCATCGGCTCCGTCAGCCTGTCCGGGGCCCGCTCGCCGTCTGCCTCCGGCGGCGCAGCACCGGGCCGTACGGTCGCTGAGACGGCGCTGGAGGCGCTCCGGACACCGGATCTCACCGCGGACCTCTTCATGCTGGGGGTGGTCGTGTCGTGAGTCAGATTCCGGGTTTCCTCCTCAGGCACACGGTGACGGTGGAGCCGTTCCTCGGGAACTCCTCCAACGGCCCGCTGTACGGTCCGGCTGTGAGCGTGCGGTGTTTCGTGCTGGAGAAGACGCGCATGGTGCGGGCGCCCTCGGGTGAGGAGGTCACCTCGTCGACCACCGTGTATGCCCGGCTGGAGACGGTGTGCCCGGCGAAGTCGAGGGTGACGCTGCCCGCTGGCCGCACCTCCACGGTGATCGACGCGGTACGGCAGGACGCCGGCGGGTTGCCGACTCCGGACCATCTCGAGGTGCAGCTCCAGTAAAGGGGGGCGGATGCCGCAGTACGCGCGGATGAGCTGGCAAGGTAGACGGCTGTGGACCTCCCGGGGCCGCGCGCAGGCCTCGGCGGGTCTCCAGCGGGCGCTGGAGCACACACTGGGGGTGTCCAAGCGGCTCGTCCCGCTGGAGGAGGGCACCCTCGAACGGTCCGGCCGGGTCAACATGTTCGGCCAGCTCGAAGGCCAGATCACCTACGACACGGTCTATGCGGTCCGCCAGCATGAAGAGCTGACGTGGAAGCACCTGCCGGGCCGCCAGGCGAAGTACCTGGAACAGCCCATGAATACCGAGCGGGACGTCATGCTGCGGCTGATGGCCGTGCCTCTGAGCCGCTGGCTCCGCGGCTGACCCTGATCGTCCCAGGCCCCGCCCCTGTGCGGGGCTTACGCATGTTCGGGAGGCCGTTGTGGGGTACACCAGTCAGCTCCTCACCGGGCTCGCCGCCTTGATGGAGGAAGCCGGACTCGGCGTGTACCGGCCGGACGGCGTGATCGCTGACGGCGAGACCGGCATCTTCCTGCACCGCCTACCCGAGGCCCCGGATCGGGCGTACGCGCTGACCCCGTACCCGGTCGAGGACACCGGCCTGACCGACGTCACCGACGGCATCCAGGTGCGCATGCGCGCGGGCCCGGACCCGAACGACGTCTCCGATATGGCCGACGCCGTCCGCGACCTCCTGCACATGCGTGAGGCCACGCTCCTCGGGTCGGTCCGTGTCTCGCTGATGTGGCGCCGGTCCCAGGCGCCGATGGGCCAGGACGTCCACGGCCGCGAGGAGATCTCCAGCAACTACTACCTCCGGTCGAACCGACCGGCACCCCACGTGCACACCTGACTGAGGAGGCCGCGTCATGTCGACGCCCACCGAGACCGCACTCGCGCGCCGCTGGCGCCTGGAGATCAACATGGGCACCGACAGCGTGCCCGACTGGCAGCTGTGCCCTGCTATCACCGAGTTCCAGTGGTCGGCTGAGCCGAACCTGGAGGACGACACCTCGTACGACACCGATGGCTGGGGCGAGTCCACCAAGACCGGCCAGGACTGGGAAGTGCAGGTCACCTTCAACCGGAAGGCCACCCCCGACAGCACGACCTACAGCGCGGTGCACGAGAAGATCCGGACCGCGTTCTTCGCGTACGGCGATGACAGCAAGGTCCGCCTGCGCTTCATGGACCGTAACGGGCTGCCGGAGGCTTACTCGGGCAAGGCCATCCCGAACTGGGAGCCGCAGGGCGGCGAAGCGCGCGATCTGGACCAGGTGCAGGTCACGTTCACCGGCACCGGCCCGCTCACGCAGATCACGAACCCGCTGGCGGCCTGACATGGCGTTCAAAGTTCTTGAGGAGTTCCTCGGCGACTGCCTGGAACTCCCGGTGCGCTGCAACGACGGCGAAGTCAGGACGTTCCGCATTCCGTCGCCTCCGGCCGAGGACGGCCTCCGCGTCGAGAAGATCATGTCCGAGGGGATCCGTGCCGCGAACGGGCAGACCCCCCTCAACACGCAGGTCCTCGACGACGCCGAGGAACTCGACCTCTACCGTCTCGCCCTCGGCAGCGCGTACGACGACGTGTTCAAGTACGTCGACTGGCCCCGCTTCCGGCACATCGCCATGACCGCCGTCATGTGGATCACCGCCGGGCTGGATGTGGCCGAGCAGTACTGGAACTCGGACGGCGACCCAAAAGCGGCACCGGGGCCGAACAGGGAGGCCCGGCGCTCATCGGCTGCGGCGAGTACGACGAAGCGACCGGCCTCTACGAGTGGTACGAGTACCCGCAGGGCTACCGGCCGCGCCCGCAAGGCCGCACAGACCTGACCTGGGCCGACCTGCTGGACGAGTGGTCGCTGATAGAGGCCGACCTCCACGAGGTGTACGGCATCGACCTCTCCGCCCCGGGTCTACTGCGTGAGCGGTCGTGGCGCTGGCTGAAGATCCGCATCGGCGGACTCCTCTCCACGGAGTCGCGTCTGCAGCGCCGCTTCGCACCTCCCGAACCCAAGCAGATGAAAGGGGGCCTGCGTCGTGGCGCTCAACCTCGGTGAACTCGTCGCGGGCCTGCGCGCGGACGAGGCCGACTTCGTCCGCGGCTTGAACGAGGCCGAGCTCGCCATGCGCGGCCTCACCCGCGACGTCAACGGTCAACTGCGTGACCTCAACGGGCGCTTCGTCACCGAGTCTGAGGCCATGGGCCAGTCCATGGCCTACCGGATCGGCGCCGGCGCCCGCCAGGCCGCGGCCGCGGTCGCGAAGGTCGGCCCGGCCGTCGCCGCCGTTGGCGCGGGCGTCCCGGCCGTCGCAGCGGTGACGACCGCGTTCGCTGGGCTCGCCGCGGGCGCGGTCTCGGCCGGCCTCGCGGTGAAAGCCTTCCAGACCGCAGCGAACCCCCAACTGAGGGCCGTTGCGGAGGTGGCCACGCTCGCCGAGGAAGCACAGAAGGCCGCCGCCTCCGGTGCGGAAGACGCCACGGACAAGCAGAAGGCCTATAAGGACGCCCTGGCCCAGCTGCCGCCCGCTACGCAGGAGACGGCGCGCGCGTTCGTCGGCCTGAAGAAGGACTACAAGGGCTGGTCGGACGAGATGTCCGGCACGACGATGCCTGTGTTCACGAAGGGCATCGGGATTCTGCGGGACCTGCTCCCGTCCCTGACCCCATTCGTACGGGCTGCCGCCTCGGCGATCAGTGGCTTCCTCGATGAGGTGGCGGTCGGGGTGAAGTCGGCGGGCTTCAAGCAGTGGGCCGCGGACATGGCGCAGGCCGCCGGGCCAGCGCTGTCGAACTTCCTCACGGTTATCCGGAACTTCGCGGTCGGGTTCGGTGGCCTCATGCAGGCGTTCCTCCCAGCGTCGGACAACATGACCGGCGGCCTGGTCCGCATGTCGCAGGCATTCGCCGACTGGGCCACCAGCCTGAAGGGCAGCGAGGGCTTCGCACAGTTCATCGCCCTGGCGCGGGAGGGCGGTACGACGCTCGGTCAGCTCGCCATCGCCGCGGGGAACCTGCTCGTCGCACTCGGCCCGCTGATCGGCGTCACGACACAGGTCGCTCTCGCCCTGGCACGCGTGGTCAACGCCTTGCCGCCCGAGGTGCTGTCGGTCCTCGCTACGAGCATCCTCACTGCGGTCGTCGCCTTCAAGGCGTTCGGGGCCGCATCGAGCGCGGTCGACACCGCCACCGATCTGATGAACTCCCGGCTCGGGCAGATGGCCGGGCAATGGGTGCGCACGGCTGCGGCGAGTGTCGCGGCGCAGGCCCGTATCGCTGCGGCGGCGACCCTGAACGCGGCTCGTACGGCGGCGGCTTGGGCGGCGTCGGCGGCGCGTGCTACGGCAACGTGGCTGGTGTCAATCATTCGTACGGCGGCGGTGACGGTGGCGCAGTTCGCTGTGATGGCGGCGCGGGCGGTCGCGTGGGCGGCGGTGATGGCCGCGCAGTGGCTGATCGCGATGGGCCCGGTCGGCTGGATCATCGCCGCCGTGATCGCCCTGGTCGCTCTGGTGATCGCCTACTGGGACGAGATCAAGGCCTTCACCGTGGCCGCCTGGAATGCGATCTGGACGTGGGTCAAGGGCGCTGCCCAGAAGATCTGGGATCTGTTCCTGTCCTGGACGATCGTTGGCCTGATCATCAAACACTGGGACACGATCAAGGCGAAGACGGTCGCCGCGTGGAACGCGATCTTGGCTTGGGTCAAGCGGATCCCCGGCATGATCTTCAACGCGTTCCTCAACTGGACACCGCTCGGCCTGCTGATCAAGCACTGGAACAGCATGAAGACCGCCACGGTCAACAAGGCGACCGAGCTGATCAACTGGGTCAAGGGCATCCCTGGCCGGGTCAAAACAGCGTTGGGCAACCTCGGCAGCGTGCTGCTGGGGGCCGGTAAGGCCCTCATCCAAGGGTTCATCAACGGCATCAAGAACATGCTCGGCAACGTCCGTAGCGTGGCCTCCAGCGTCGTCTCGGCAGCACGGGACTTTTTCCCCTTCAGCCCAGCAAAGCGTGGGCCCTTCTCGGGTCACGGCTACACCACCTACTCCGGACGCGCGCTCATGGCCGGATTCGTCAGCGGCATCGAGGCCGGCATCCCGGCGGTGGACCGGACACTGGCCTCGCTCGCATCCGTGCCGACGGCAGGCCAGATGGCCCTGTCTGCGGCTGGCGCTGCGGGCGGCCTCGGCGGTCTCGGGCGTGGCGGCGTGGCGCAGGCGCAGCCGGTGCCGGTGGACCTGGGCGGGCCACTGGGGGACGCCATTATCGAAATCATCCGTGACCGCGTCGGGATCGGCGGTGGTGACGTCCAGCTCTACCTCGGCAAGAGGAGGTAACCGTGGCCTTCCCTGAGACCCCGCTCGGTCTGAAGGCCGAGATCCAACCGGGCGGGGTGTGGACGGATATCACCGCCAAGTGCAAGATTTCGGATCCGATCGTCCACTCGCGGGGAATCCGCAACAGGGCCAGTGTGGCCGAGCCCGCCACCGCCCCCCTGAAGATCGACAACAAGGACGGCGCGTTCAGCCCGCGCAACCCCTTGTCGCCGTACGACCTCCAGCTCAACACACCCGTACGGCTGTGGATCCCCGACGGCGCGCACTTCCTCGACCTCACCGACGGCGACCCCGACAGCTACGCCTCCACCCCCGACCACGCCTCGCTGGACATCACCGGCGACCTCGACATCCGGTGGGAAGGCGAGGCCAGCTGGTACGGGCCCGGCGCGCAGATGCTCATCGGCAAGTGGGGAGCCGCCGGGGACCGGTCCTACAACCTGCGTCTCCAGGACGGCTATCTGCGTCTGCACACCACAACGAACGGCACCAGTGGCCCCGTCATCTTCCTGCCACTGCCGCAACTGCCTGAGCGGGCCGCCCTGCGTGGCACCCTCGACGCCGACAACGGGGCCGGCGGGTTCACCATGCGCGTGTACTGGGCCGAGTCCCTGGCCGGGCCGTGGACGCAGATCGGGGGCGACTTCATCGGGTCGGCCCCAACCAGCGTGTTTGTGAGCACCGCGCCGTTGCTCATTGCCCCGAGCCAGCTGGATGCGGTGCCGTCGCGTCGGCCCGTGGCTGGCAAGGTGTACGCGGCGGAGGTCCGCTCGGGAATCGGCGGCACGCTCGTCGCCGCCCCCGACTTCGAGGCGCAGCCGCTTGGAGCGACCGCGTTCGTGGACTCGGCGGGCAAGACGTGGTCGTTCGCCGGGACCGCTGCGATCGCGGACCGGCAGGACCTCTTCATCGGCGAAATCTCCAACTGGCCGCAGCGCTGGGTCCCGTCCGAGGAGGCGGTGTGGACTCCGGTAACGGCGTCGGGGATCCTCAGGCGGCTCGGGCAGGGGCAGAAGCCCCTCGACAGCACACTGCGGCGCCGTATCCCCTCCGGGAACCCGATCGCGTACTGGCCATTCGAGGAGGACAGTGACGCCTCCCGCGCCTACTCGCCTATCGCCGGGGTGAGCCCGGCCGCGGTGACAGGGGTGGAGTGGGCTGCCGTTGACACACTCCCCAGCTCCAAGCCGCTACCCAAGCTGGGTGCGGCCGCGACGCTCTCGGCGATCGTGCCGGAGGCCGCTGACGGGCAGTGGCAGGTCGAGATGGTGTACAACGCCGACGACAAAGTACCCCCGTCTTCGGGTGACTGGGCCGAGGTGCTGAGCGTGTCCACCACGGGCAGCATCCGCCGCCTGGTCGTGGGGATGCGCGACGGCTCGGCCCGCATCTACGGATACGACGCGTCCGGCACGGACATCATTTTCCAGACCACGACCTTCACCATCAGCTCCCCGTTTCACGGCTGGTACCGGCTGCGGATCTACGTGCAGGACATCGGCGGCGGCGACCTCGAATGGGTTGTCGGCTGGGCTGACGTCAACGGCGTCACCGGGCAGCGCGGCGACACGCTCACGGGCACGGTCGGTCACGTCACCGCGGTCACCGCGAACTGGGGGGTGCTCACCGAAGGATGGTCGATCGGGCATCTGTCGGTGCTGCCAACCGCAGCAAACACCATCTACGACGGATCCGACTCCGCGTACTCGGGTGAGACCGCGTGGGAGCGGATGCGGCGCCTGGCGGGCGAGCAGGGCGTACCCATGGCCCGCATCCCCGGCGACCTCACCCCGGAGCGGGTGGGCCCGCAGCGCGTCGCCAAGCTGGTCGAACTGTTCCAGGCGGCGGCAGACGCGGATGGCGGGCTGCTGGTGGAGGACCGGGTACGGCGCGGTCTGGTGTATCGGGACCGCTCCAGCATGTACACGCAGGAGCCCGCGCTCACCCTCACCTACAAGCAGCCTCCGCTGGCGCTGCCGCTGGAGCCGGACGACGACGCGGACGTCACCCGCAACGACCGCACAGTCAAGAGGGACGGCGGCTCGGAGGCGCGCGCGGTCCTTGAGGAGGGCCGCCTGTCCGTGCAGGACCCGCCGGACGGGATCGGCCTGTACGACGACTCGGTCACCCTGTCCCTCGCCGCTGACACGCAGACGGAGCCGATCGCGTACTGGCTGCTGCATCTCGGCACATTCGATGGTGCCCGCTACCCGTCCGTGACGATCAAACTGCACCGGGCGCCCGAGCTGATCCCGCAGGTGCTACGCATGCGGGAGGGCGACCTCATCCGCATCCGGGGCCTCCCGGGATTTGTGGCGTACGGGGATGTCGATCTGATCGTCACCGGCTGGAAGGAGACCCTCCTCCCGCGTACCTGGGTGCGGACGTTCACGTGCGAGCCGGGAGGCCCGTGGGACCTGGCGACCATCAACGTCGTCCAGGAGGGTTTCGAGGACGCCGTCTATGACGTCACGATCACCGACGGCGGCAACCTGCCGTGGACACGCACCAGCGCGCAGGCCCACTCCGGCACGAACTCGCTGCGCTCCGGCGCGATCAGCAACAACCAGACCAGCGACGCAGCGGTGACGGTGCCGGCGGGGGCGACGTCGTTCTCGTTCTGGTACCGCACCAGCAGCGAGGCGTCGGGGTCTGGGTTCGAGGGAGACCGGCTCTTGGTCCTCGTCGACGGCGTCCAGGTCCTCCGCGCGCAGGGCACCACCGCCTGGACGAAGTTCGCGACCGACGTCACCGGCAAGAGCGTCGTCCTGTTCCGGTACGCCAAGGACAACTCGTCGGCCGCTGGTGAGGACGCCGTCTATATCGACGACCTGAGGATCGTCGTCGGCACCTACGCCCCCACCAAGGCCGGCACGGATGGCAGCCAGCTCGCCGCGGGCATTGACGCGGACGACCTGACGCTGTCCGTCGCCGTCACCGCCGGGCCGCTGTGGACGACCGACGCGAACGAGCTGCCGCTCGTCATCGACGTCGGTGGCGAGCAGATGTCCGTGACCGCAATCAGCGGCGCCGCGAGTCCACAAACGTTCACGATCGGCGCCCGTGCCGTCAACGGCGTCGTCACGGCGCACGACGCGGGCACGCCCGTCATGTTGGCGCGCCGGCCGCCCGCATCTCTGTAGCAGCAAGGAAGGAAGGCCTGTGGCGACACCGTTTGAAGAGTGGCGAGTCGGGATGGACATCACGGCGGGCCGCTTGGAGTCCATGAACCAGAGGAGCGCCTTTCAGGTCACGAATTTCGGCGCGGACAGCAGCGGGACGGCGGATGCCGCGCCGGGCATCCAGCTCGCCCTGAACGCAGCCCGGGACGTCGGCGGCGCCCAGGTCCTCGTCCCGCCCGGGGTGTACCTGATCGGCGCGACGCTGCGGATCTACACCAACACCCGGCTCACGCTCATGGCCGGTGCCGAGTTCCGGCGGAACGTCGCCGCAACGATGATCATCAACGGGGACGCGGGTCAGTCGCTCGGCGGCTACACCGGGCACTCCCGGATCGTCATAGAGGGCGGCCTGTGGAACATGCGCGGCACAACCTCAGGACTGACCGCGAGCGCGATGTGCATCTCCATCGGGCACGCCACCGACATCGTCATCCGCGACCTC